TTGACTCACTCCCGGTGTGATTCTCACCAAACACACCGTCAAATTCGGTTTCCAGTGCCATGTGACCGAAAACACCGGCACTGTCGTGCATAACGTCGGTCATGTGACCGTCGTACCACTCGGGAGTGATGACCGCCCGCCCGTCTAAGTCGGTGTGTTTAGGCGGAGTGTAATCCTCAATCGTACCTGCATTGTACCCGGCTTTTCGCCCGACCGTCAAGACCGCCTGCATAACCCTTCGCGGGTACGCCTGTGCCTGTTCATCCAGTGCGACCGTCGTCAATCCGCTTTGGCTTTCTGCCATTGCGACTAATTCTTACGCATACGTACCCATAAGTCTGTCGGGTGGCCAATTCCGCCGAATCTGTAGGGTAGACAGCCCAGCTACCGGATATAGCCATATTCAATGACAATCAGCTAACATTGCCTCATGCGGCAAACCTTGTGGAATCGCAAACATCCTTTGTGGATATGCAAAACTGCCTTCGCAAAAAGCAAAAATCTGCTTTGGGAATCACGAAAATCTCTTTGCCCGCACCCAACCAGATTTTTTAAAATGCAAAATCTGATGGCCGCGCGCGTGCTGCGCAGGTCGGCTTTAAAAATATTTCTGAAATACAACCGGGTTTTCCGAGACGGCAGGTAATCACACTGGCCAGCCTGTCGCGTGTGATTACTACCACTTCCAAAATACCTAAGCCAACTCACCAAAGGCGACTCTCTACTTCTCAAATAATATACCGACCCTTGAATGAAGCTTCATTGGAAAATAAAAATCCCTTCAGAAATGCAACCGGATTTACCGAATCCTGTAGTGTCCTGTCGCCTGCTACAGCTTGCTATAGGATAGTAACCTTTAAGTAGCTGTAGAACGCATACCTATTTACAAAGGTTGGTTCGTTACAAAGGGCGGCGCACTCGGTCAACAGGTTTAATCACACGCCTGCCCTTTGTAAGTGTGAATTTTACCAACACACCTTTACAAAGATGACCCAACGGGTTTTTACACATGAGTCTTGATAAAGCATATGCGGAATTGGCAGAGCGGAATGTACAGGCACAGCCGGGAGACGGAACCTCCTCGGAGATTGCAGAAATGATTGATGAAAGTCAGCCGGATGCGGAGAATGGCAGTTCGATGATGCACACGAAATTCAATCACTGGGAGGCACCCAGTAGTCAAGAAGGGAAGTGGCGCAATTTATGGCAACTGGCTGACGGGCAACGAAATAGCGACAAATCATCACAGAATTGGGCGGCGGGAAAACAGAACGACGCGAAACTTTTTGCAGACCAACTTAATTTTGCTGAACACGAGCGCATGAAGTTGAAGAAGATGGCTCGTGAGGTGGACTTTACGAAGTTCGGCTCCTTTTCGACGGACCAAGTGCTGGTGGCGTCTGCCAGCCTCATACGAGACGAGAACACGACGAAGTACGAGAACCGTATCATTTTACAGGACGAGTTCAAGGAGTTGATGGAAGTGACAGGTGTTGGCTCAAAACAATTACGGAAGATGAGGCAGGCTATTCGGGAGAGAACGTCATTCTTCTAATGCGGTGTCAAAAATATGATAAAAGGTTGTGACATATGTGGCTCAGATTTCGAAACTGTTCAGTCAGAAGGGATACTTATTTGTAGTTTTGAGTGTCAGGAAGAGTTAGAAAGCCGCCGAGAAAGTGAGAACCAAGATTATAGGCACTGTGAAAGATGTGGTGAACTATTCTTTTACTACAGTTGCCAAAACCCGAATAGACGCTTTTGTTCGAGGAGTTGCTACAAAGTAGGTACGACAAAGAATATTAGCCACACACTTTGTGAAAATTGTGGTGAAAGATTTTCTTACAGACCGCCACACTCAGGTAAATTTTGTTCCAATGAGTGTTTTACAGATTGGTACAGTGGAGAAAGATGTCACTTCTATATTGATGGAGATTCTCTAAGAGAATTTGGAAGAAACTGGAAAGAACAGCGACAAAAGACTCTTGAAAGAGATAACTCAAAATGTAGAATTTGTGGAGATGAACAAAATCCACAAGTTCATCATATAATCCCACGCAGAAAATTTAGAGAAAATGAGCAAAAAACTGTAGAAGAATCAAATAAACTGAGCAATTTGATTACTTTATGTCCAAAACATCACGGAAAAGTTGAACAAGGCCTAATTAGTTGTCCAGAACCAAACAACCCCAACGAAGTAATGACCTTATAAAAGGGTCGTCGTGATTACTTGTATATATGAACAGCGACGGAGGCCAATTTTATGAGCAACGATGAACCTGTAGAGGGCCGCTGTAACGCTCAGACCCGAGATGGTGGGTACTGTAGCCTTGTCGCAGGCCACGGTACTGACCACACTGGCGATGGGCGGTGTAAGTTCCACGGAGGAGCAGGCGGCGCTCCGAAAGGAAACCAGAACGCGAAAAAGCATGGTATTTATTCACAGCGGAGCAACTACTACAACGACTTGCCCGCTGAACAAAAGGCGTGGGTTGACTCTCTTGTGCAGTCCATGATGGACGACGCACCATTTGACGAGGATAACTTCCAGAAGTTCCAGATGGTGCGTGAGATTGCGATTGATATGCACAAGAAGCGCCACGCCAATGACTACATTGCCGAAGAGGGCATCATTCAGGAAAACATGGTGCGCGATGAAGACGGCAATCCTGTAACTGACAAGAACGGCGAGCTTGTCACAGAGGCCGAGGAGAATCCTGTTAACATGGCATACGACCGTCTTGACAGGACGATGACTCGGAAGATGAAGGAACTCGGAATCCTTGACGACCCTGACTCTGCACAGGCTGAAGCAGACAAGTCGATTGCAGAACAGCTTGCGGCACTTCGGGAAGAGAACGAGTAGAACAAGTCGTCTTGTGTGATAACTATGAATATTGCTGAACTTGATGCCGAGAAACTCCTTGAAAGCCCGAGTTACTTTGTGAATAAGTTTATCGGGGAGGAGCCGTTCCATTACCAGAAGGAGTTCCTCGATTGTGGAGAAGACCGGCGGCTGTTCGTCGCCGGGCGACGTGTTGGTAAGTCACTGTCGTCTGCTTGGCTTGCACTGTGGTATGCGCTTACTCACAAGAACGCAGAGGTTCTCATTACAGCAAGGGCACAACGCCAGTCGATGAACCTCTTCCGTACAGTCAAGGAGCAAATCAGCAATAGCGACCTCGATGATGCACAGTGGGACTCTTCAATTGTCCGACAGACGCGAACTGAGATTAACTTCAGTAACGGCTCTATTATCAAGTGCCTTCCGGTTGGACGAGACGGTTCTACCATTCGTGGAGAAGGTGCCGACTTGCTGATTGTTGACGAGGCGGCATACATCAAGGACCAGATTTTCCAAGAGGTTCTTGTTCAGTTCACTGCGGTTGGTGACAACACATTCGTCATGACTTCGACGCCCGGTGGACAACAGGGCTATCTGTACGAACGCTTTGTGGACTCTAAACAGCACTGTCCGTCATGTGGTGAAATCATGACGAAGCGCGGCGAACACGTAGCGTGCTTCGACTGTAAGAAGAAGATGGACGCTCCCGGCGAGTGGCACATTACTCGTGCCGCGACGTGGGATAACGAACGTGTTCAGGACAGTTGGATTGAGGAACAACGTCGTGACCTGACAGCACTTCAGTTCGAACAGGAGATTAAAGGAGAGTTCGTCTCCGCCGAGAACGCCTACTTCAAGGCCGACGAGGTTCGTAATGATAACATCGCTGTGAGTGGCGCTGTGACTAAGCAGACAGACGACTGTTACCTCGGCGCTGACCTTGCTCACACTGGCGACGACGAGACAGTGCTAATCTCAGTTGATGGGAGCGGCAACGTCTACGATGTGAGTGGATACAATATTTCACTATCACAGTCGATTCAGAAAATCAAGGACCGCGACCGAACGCAGAACTTCGACAAAATTGTGGTTGACGAGACTGGTCTTGGAGCGCACCCTGTTGAAGAATTACAGGATTCGCTTGGCCGCAAGGTCGAAGGGTATGCGTTCTCCAGTAACAAGAAGAAGCAAAATCTGTACAGCAATTTGAAGAAGAAATTCCAGAACGAAAGTATCCGGTATCAGTTCGTTCCAACGTCTGATACGGACAACGAAAAGATGGTTGAACAGCTTCTCTCGCTTGAGTACAGTAAGACCTCGACTAATAAGACGAAGATTGAGGCGGCCAAGAGCGGCCACGACGACTACTGTGACGCTCTTGCGCTTGCGGTGTGGGCCATGAACAAACCACGCACCACACCATCTGACAGCGAGAGTATGCGCCCCTTCACGCTTGGGGAAGTACAAAGTTAAGCGTGGTTTTGAGGTGATTACAAATGCCAACAACACTTAAGATTCTCGGAGGTAGTGTACTCAAGGAGGGCGACACAGAACCAAATTTCCGTGCGAAGTTGCTTGACGGAGAAAACAAGCCGGTTGATTTGACGAGTGTTCAGTCCATCAGTTTCCATTTGCGTCAAGAAGGCGCACCTTCACCGAAGGTCGATGCCACCATGACGGTTACGGCGGCAGACCAAGGGAAGGTCAAATACGAGTGGGCCGACGATGGAAGCGACACGGATTCGCCCGGTACGTTTGAAGGAGAAGTAGAAATCACAGATGGAGACGGTGAAATCACCACATTCCCCGGTGATGGATACGTAACAATTCAGATTACGGAGCAACTCGCATGAGTGAGAAAGAATCTCGACTAAGTAGCTTTATTGCGAACAAGGCACGAGAAGTCGCATCTCTACAGGACGAGGGTGCCACTAACAAGAACCCACGTAGCGAAGACAAGTTCGCTTCGAGTCCGTTCTCATCTGATTCGTCTCCTGACAGCATCGAGCCGCCGAAAGACCAGTACAGACGGTACTGGCGGCAGTTCGAGACGACGCCGATTATTAGAGAGCCGATTACGAGCTACGCTCGTGAAGTAATTCAACCGGGCTATCGTGTCGAGTCTCCCGACTTGGACGAAGAGCAGTTGAAGAAGCTTGTTAACTGGCTCCGCAGTTCCGCTATCATCAGTGGTCTTACTGATGAAAATATGTCGGAGCTTATCAAGAAGGCTGTTGTCCAGATTGAGGTTAAGGGTACTGTCTTTATCGAGAAGGTCTACGCAAAGGAAGATAGCGAGAAGCTTCTTGGCTTCAAGTTCATTCCTGCTGAAACGATGGAGATTAACAAGCGCCCGAACCAGAATATGGTTCTACAGCCCGGCGACGAGAAGGAGTTTGACGACGTTCCAACGACCGAAGACGGCGTTGCGGCGGCGTACACGCAGACTCGTCCAAGTCGCTCCGCATACGGCGGAGGCGGCGCTGGAAGCGGTTCTGAAGAGATTAACTTCACGAAGGACGAAGTGCTGAAGATTACCAGAGACGAAGACACTGGTGAAGCACTCGGTACGTCCCGTCTTGAGAGCGTCAGCCAGCGTATTGAAGGGCTGAAGAAGAAGCTCCGAGACAACGACGAGGCCATTTCCAGCAAGGCGTACCCGCTCTGGCTCTTCATGTTCGGAAGTGAAGAAGCTCCGTGGGACCGGAACGACATTGACTCGTTCATGCAGGCCCACGAGATGGACAATTTCCACCCCGGCATGAAACAAGGTGTTCGAGGCGACGTAGACGTTGAAACCATCTCTGGCGAGGTGGCTGACATCGCTGAATATCTTGAGTTCGACTTGAACTGGATTCTAAGTGCCATGCCGAAGGCCAAGTACACACTTGGTGCATACGAGGCGAGTATTAACCAGTTCGTCACGCAGTCTCAAGAGCGTGACACTCAACGCCAGATTGAGGAACGCCGCAGAGAGTTTGAGAGCAAGCTCTCGCCGGTTGTTCAGCAGAAGGCAGAGCAGATGTTCGGACTCAGTGAAGAGGAAGCACGCAACCTACGCTTCCGTGTGGGCGCACCTGAGGAAGATGAGATGCCTCAGCAACAGAACGTCAATGTGATTAGATACGTTGGCGGAGACACGAAGACTGGCGGGCAGAACGACCAGAACCCACAGGGTCGCCAAAATGACCAGAATCCGCAAGGAAACCAGCAGACTGGTGATGATGGAGAAGGAGATAACGTAGCTTCTGAACAGGCACGACAGCTTTGGGAAGCTGAGTTATCACACGACCACGACACTGAAGAGCTTGCTGACCCGCGATTCGTCTCAACGAGTGACGAGGAATCTGACCTCTCTAATGTACTTCAGGATACGTTCATGGAGTTCCGAGAGAACGTCTTGTCAGAAGTCGAACGTCGCTATCAGGGAAGTCCACAGTCTGCACTTGCTGGATTTAGCGACTTGGCTAACTCCGAAGTTGAGACGACACTACGACAGCAAGAGACGCAACAGAAGTCCAACGCTGTTATGGAAGCTGTCGTCGCAAAGACTGTAGAGACGCTCGGACAGCGTAATCAGGAAGTCGATATGGACGTGACGTTCGGCTTCCGTCATCGTCAGCAGGCCGAGAACTACGGTCAGAACGTCACGCAGTCCACTCGTGATGCACTACACGAGTTTGGACGACGTATGCGTGGCCATCTTGAGCGTGGTGTCGGTAATGGAGAAAGTTTCGATACGATTATCCAACGCATCCGCAACGACTTCAATGACGCCGAGCTTAGTGAACGCAGTGACTTAATTTCACGGATGCAGATTCAGAACAGCATTGAGAACACAAAGCTCAACGAGTTCTCGATGAATGACGACGTAGTGGCTGTGCGACCAATCAACATCTGTGGCCCTGAGACGACACGACTCTGTGAAAATCTCGCAGGCTGTGGCGTCCATCAAGAGGCCATCGCACGCCTTGATGAAGACTTGTCTGAGCAGTGGCAGGACCAAGTTCCTGACGCATTGATGTTCAAAGGCTTTGCGCCGATGCCTGCCGCCCCACCGTGGCACTTCAATTGCAGAACAGAGCTTGTTCCTATCACTGAAGAAGAGCTTGAGGATTATGAACCAAAGCGTGGGGAATCCTACACAGTTGAGCAACTTGAAGACAAATATGGAATCGAGGTTGAAGAAACATGACAAACGTTACGATTACCGGATTCCCTGACGGGTTCTTTGAAGAACTCAGCTACGGGTACGGTATTGCAGAATTGGCCGAATGGAGTGAGGGAGACATTGTGGAAATCGACCCCGGCGGAACCGCTGTGATTACCTCACTTATGACAGAGAATTTCGACTTCCCAACATCCGATGGTGTTCAGGAGCTTGAGGCTTCTGAGGAAGAGCCTATTTATGTTGTCGGAACTGAAGACGGCCTTCGTGCTGTCTCTGAAGACGACATTGGAGGTGAGGGTAGCTTCCCTGATGGTCCCGGTGGGAAAGATGCCGCAAAGGACCTTGCACAAAATGGTGAAGAAGCCTCTGTCTACAGTAAGATGGACGACCCATACTCGATGGAGGAACTTATCAATATTCCGGGTGTTGATGACCCCGGTGTTGGTTGGGATGATTACCCTGACTCTTGGAAGGATGCCAAGAAGCCAGCACGGTTAATCCTTCTTGATGCGTGGTCGTCACTCGGTGGTACGTTTACAACGTGCCGTGCAGACATGGCTGGGGAAATAAGCAGACCAAGCGCCTTCTGTGCTTCAATGAAGGACGAGGTACTTCAAACCGAAGCTTGGAGAAATCGTTTCTGAGGTGATAATTTATGCCAGACCCATACGGTTCAGATTCAACTGACCCCGACGAAGTAAACGACTTGATTAGAGCAGGTAAGAACGATGCATCGCTTGAGCTTGCTGGAGACACAACAAGCCAAGTACCGCTCGGTGCAACGGCTATTGCAACAGTAGCACTTGCGCCGGGTGCAAACGCCACAGACGCACAACCGTTCGGTATGTCAACAGAAGAAGGATACTAAAATGAAAGACTTCTTGGTAAGATGCTCGCCGTTCATCGGTGAGAAAGGCTGGAGGAAACGCCTCGACAACATCCTTAGCAAACGGGTGTTCGGCTCTGCACTACTTGGAGCAACGGTAGGCTTCGAGTTTACGGTAATCGTAGGGCTAATCACAGGCTCTCTCCTGCTTAAAGCAATCATTGGCCTTCTCGCAACGATTGCTGTCATCTTACTAATGATGTACTGGGATGTTGTCGAAGAGAAGGCAAATGAATTGACAGAGGAGTAGAACAATGGACGACGAAGAATACGAAGATTTCGAAGAAGATTTAGAGGACAACGCTATCCTCGCCGCAATCATGACAGTGGCCGGTGTGATTACCGTCTTCTGGATGGAGTCACTGCTGGTCATCCTTGCGGCAAAAATAGCGATTTCGGAGTTGATATTATGGCCACTATTAGCAATCATACTGTTTGGTATCGCGTACAAAATGCAAAAATGACAGGTCCTTTTATAAGGGGGACTCTGATTACAAGTATATATGAGAGCGCCAGAGGAGGTCTATCATGTCTGTAGCACAGGAAGCCACGGTTATTGAGCAACACGCCGCTCACTTGTCAAGCGAATTAGACGGTGAGCCTCCCTACACTGTTAGCGGTATAGCTATCGGTGAAGGAGACATCACCCGTGGTAGCTCAGGCATTGAGAAGAAATGGCCACGAGAAGCTCTCAAACCTGCGGCGGAGACGCTTGCAGGACGACCGCTTGTAGTTGACCACGAAAATGACAGCCATGCTGTCGTTGGGAAGGTCACTGAAGCATTTTACAAAGAAGGTACTGGCGTACTTTACGAAGCAGAGCTTTTTGACGAGGAACTTGCAGATAAAATTGCAGACGGCCTCCTCGAAGTAAGTATCCGTGGCTTCCACGGTGATGTGTCTGAAATGGACGAATCGGACGAAGGCGCGAAGGTTGTTGAAAAACTTCGGTTCGACAACCTGAGCATCGTCCCAATGGGTGCCGCACCCAGCAACACCGTTGAAATCGGTCCATCCGAAGAATTAAGTCCAGCAGAATGTGCGGAACTTATGGCTAATGCCAAGGAAGAAGAACTTATTAATGCCCCTGAATTTGAAGAGGGGATGATGGTTCATTGGCAAGTAAACCCCAATATGTTTGGGCAAATTGTCCATGTTGACGAGAACCGCAGTATTCTGATGGTAGAAGTGATGGAAGAGGAAGACGGTGAGATGATGAAGTCTGGTTACACCATTTCTGCTGGTTACAGCGACGTTATGCCACGCGAGATGGTGACTGAAGAAAATGCTCGTTCTGGTGGGCCAAGCGAAGGCTCCGAAGAAGAACGGCAGACTGACACAGACCGATATTCCGAAGACATTTCCCGCTATCCTGAAGGAGACAATACGCCTCCTGAAGACAGCGAGGGTATGCACGACGGACCAGATGAAGACGACTACTTCGAGAACGAAGAAGCTTCCGAAGAAGCGGAAGCAGAAGAACTCGAAGGTATGTCTACTCACACGCCCGACTTTGACGGTACTCGTGATGGAGAATGGTCCGAGCCGTCGATGAGCGAATTTGTGAGCGCGATGGATGCTGATGCTGAACAGTGGGACGACCTCACTGAAGAGCAACAGTCGATGGTTGCGTCTCACTATATCGTGAGCAAGTCGGGCTTCCCGCCTGAAGAGTTTGGCGACCTTGCACTACCAGTCGTTGAGACTGATGGTGAATTGAACGTCAATGCTCTTCAGAATGCGAAGGCTCGTGCTGGACAAGTATCAGGTCTTGACGGTGATACACTTGATGAAGTTGAAGGCATGATTGATAACCTTGCTAATGAAAACTTCGACGTTTCATTTGGCGAGGAGGAGGAAGAAGAAATGAGCAAACATGATGGAATGAGCGTCCCCGACGACCATAAGTTTGACGACAAGGACGCGGCTATGGACAAGGCTCAGGATATGGGCCTTGAGGGAGTCCACCAGATGGACGGTATGTGGGTTCCCGGTTCCAGCCACGAAGATTATCTCGATGCGGTATCCGAAGAGAGTTCCTCCGGCGATGACGCCCGCGACGAAGAGGCAGAGGCGGAGGCAGGCGAGGGAAGTGAGCCTGACCCAAGCACTTCCGAAGACGAACTTTCTGAAAACGAAGGTGATTCAAACATGACAGATGATAATACGGTCGAAATCGACCAAGACGAACTTGACGAACTTCGTGCAAAGGCCGAGCAGGCTGACGAGCGCGAGGAAGAGCTTGAGGAACTCCGAGAGGGGTTCTCTCAGGACCTTGCGGAGCTAAAGGACCGCACGGCTGTTCTCGAAGACGCAGACCGTGAGCTTGTAGAAGAGCTTACGGAGAAGGACAACCCAGTTGTACTGGAAGAGTCCCGCTTCGAGGAACTTGAACAGAACGTTGACGAGGCACGCAGTGCTTATGCCGCCGCACTCTCTGAGTACACTGGCCCTGCGGTCAGTGAGGAAGACCTCGAAGAGCGGTACAGCATTGACGAGCTTCGTCAGCGCCTTGAGGAACAGGTAGACGACGAAGATGAGGTCGAGGAAGAGCTTACTCCCGACCCGAAGAGCGAAGACCCTGAATCCGAAGAAGAGCTTGAGGAAGCCTCCGGCGAAGCCGAAGAGGAAGAAGAGCTTGAGGAAGAAAAGGCTGAGAAGCAGGAAGAGCTTCGAGCAAAGATGGGTATTAACTAAGAGGTGACTATTTATGGCAGAACCATTTGACTCCAACGGCCCCGGAGATGAAACACGCCGGTACGGTCAGTACCCTGCGGTTGACGCAGGCGAAGAGCTGTATCCGGGTGAAGCAGTATATGTAAGCGGCACTGGTCCGACTGTTGAGCGGGTTTCCGCTAACGGTTCCGACCAAGTTGCCGGTATCGTCTGGAAGGGCGCTGACGCTTCCGGTACGAAGAACGTCACGATTAAGACATTCGGTACTCACATCGCCCGCGTCGAATCTGACGCGACGGTTGGTGGCACTGTGGGTACTCACGATGGCGCGGCTGAGAACGTTGACGCAGGTGAACTCTCCGTTAATGGAGACGAATACCTCGTCCTCGACCTCGGTACGAAGGACGACCCCCGTGACGGTGCAAGTGAAGACTACGCAGAGGTACTCAAGCTTTAGAGGTGATTATTTATGGCACTAACAGTTTCCGACGTTATTACTGAGGATTTCGTCCGCGACACAGTTGAAGAGTTCGTGGAGGAAGACCTCGTTTACCGACAAGTTTACGACCAGATTTCCGCCACTGGTATCAATTCGAACGCATACCAGTTCAACGTGGCCGAAGACGACATGGGCCGCGTGAGCGTGGTTCCTGAGGGTGCAGAGATTCCGCGCACTCAGTCCACGGTCAAGGAAGTCGTCGTTAACTTCGACAAGTACGCCGCTGAAGTCTCCATCACGATGGAGGCTCAGGAAGACGGCATGATTGACATGAAGGCTCGTGAAATCGAAGACCTCGCTCGCGCGATGGACGAGCGCCTTAACGACGAGGCGTACACCGAGCTTGACAACAACTACCGCACGACAGTTGGTGACTCCAACGACCAGCTTTCCTTCGCTGACATCCGTGACGGTGTAATTGGTGTTCGTGAGAACAACTACAGTCCCGACACCATCATCCTCGACCTTGATGGATACGGCGACCTTCTCACTGACTCCAACTTCAACCGCGCAACGCAGGAAGGAGACGACGTGGTTAACACTGGTGAGATTGGAGAAATCGCTGGAATGAACGTCATCGTTGACAACACCCACGACATCGGTGACGACAACGGTGGTGGCCTCGGTAACGGAGCCTTCATCGTTGACTCCACGAAGTTCGGATACGAGCTTACTCGTACTCCCGTCTCCACGAACCAGTACAACGACCCTGAGCGGCAGGCTGACATGATGCAGATTTTCACCCGCAAGGCGTGGAAGAGCATCTTCAGTGACGCCGCAGTGCGCGTTGACGGATAACCGCACTTAACCGCATTGTTTCGTTGCCCGACACTCTAAAGTTATTCAGTTTACAATAATGGCTTACGAACCAAAATACATTACACTCGACTCAGTTCCGGTCCAAATACCTGACGATTACGAGCCGAGTGAAAAACGTGACGCGCTGGAGTTCGCTGAAACCCTCATTGAGATTGAACTCAATGACGGCGAAGAGCTACAGGAAGTCACTGCCGCTCACACTGCCGCCATTAAGCAGAAGGCAACGTGTGAGCTTGCGAAAGGCTCCGAGCATCCCGACGATGTTGCGCTCGGAGACTTAGAGGATTCGGGTGACACCAAAGCGGAATATGCGGCAGAAGCCTTCTGTGAGAGGTATCAGGAGATTGTGAGTAAGATACAGGCCTTCATTGAAAGTCCCGAGACGGGGGCATATGTCTACACGACAAGCCCATCCGAAGAGTGGGAGGATTGGGAAGACCTACAAGACGAACTTGACTTGGAGGATATGTCAACATGAGCTTCGACGTAGACGGCTTTGGCAAGTTTACAGCCGAGCTTACGGAATGGGCTGACGAGATGGACGACCCTGACGTAACGCAGGCCAAGAAGAGCGCCATGAGCCGTGTACGTAGAGAGTTCATTGACCTACTCCAAGACAATATCGACACGATTCCTCACAATCTCCAGAGCCTTCGTGAAAGTTGGAAGTACACGAAAGCGAAGCACGGTGAAGTAGAAGTCTACACTGAAAAGCACTACGCCCCATACTTCGAGTACGGTGCAGAGCCGTACACAATCGAGGGTAATCCACTCGCCATCGACGTAGGAGATTGGGACGGATACAGAGGTGCAATGACTGATGGGACTAACCCACAAGCACCTACTGACGGGACAGTGTTCTACCAGCGCGTGGAACACCCCGGATTTCAGGCGTACTTCTACTTCACCAACGCCTTCAACGAGATGGACGAAGGCGGAATCTTTGCAGACATAGTGGAGGAAGAGTTTGCAGACGAACTACAGGAGGCATTCGACTAATGGCATACCCACAAGAAATTGTCGAGGCAATTGGTCACACGCTCGACAACGCTCCCGAACTACCGGACGATGTTAGCTATCTAACACAAGAGCCTGATGTGACCGGCTCAGATAGCAATATAAAGCTTCCGGTATGCTCGATTCAGCAAATCGGCACCATCAATCTCCGTGATTTCAACACGGACTTGGCTGGTGTGATTACTGACAGCAACGGGAACAACGTCGGACGCATATATGAGAGCCGATACCGGCTTGATGTGCAAATCGACCTGTGGGTTGCCCAAGGTTCGAAGCATAACCCTGATGAACTTGGAGCGGAACTTCGCCAAGTCCTGTACAACTACGACGATTCAGGACCGGGCGGAACGCTCCGCGATGAAAATGGTCAGGATATGGCTGACGTATGGCGCTTCCATCTTGGAGATGGTGAGCGCCGTGACGACCTCACAATGACGCCGACCCTCCGCCGATGGCGGCAAGAAGCGTCGATGTGGTCACACGAACGCTTTGACACGACTGAAGACGCTGTTGCGGGAGTTAACTACCCGCAGTCTGGTGACTTCAGTGGTGGAGATACGAGCGACATAATCATGATGCTGAATAACGGAGATATGTCGGGCAACGACAACAAAACGATTTAATTAAGGTGATACAAACATGGCAACATATGGAAGCTTCCCCGGTGTAAAGGTTACGACTCGTGGCGGCGGCATTGCTGGCGTCCAAGTCGGTGCTGAGGAGAAGCTTGTAATTTTCGGTGAAGGCGACACTGCTAACGCTACAGCCAGCGTCAACGAGCCAACTCAGATTGGCGCTCGTGGCGAGGCTGATACAAAGTTCGGTGAAGATTCCGAACTCGCTACAGCGATGAAAGACGCGCTGGCGAATGGTGCCAACATCAACTTCCTATACGGAGTGATGTTGGAAACTTCAGCAGTTACAGCAGAAGCCTTCGGTGGTACAAGCAGTGGCACGCTCGCTAATGCACCGATTGTAGAAGACGTTTCTACAATCACTGTTAGCGACACCACTGATGGTACAAGCTCCTCTGACGCAGACTTCGCTCTGGAGTTCACGTATGAGTCTCCACCAACACAGCCTTCACTTGAAGGCAGTGAGACTGATAGCGTGGTAATTAACCCACTCAGCGGTGAGTGGGCGGCTGACTCCAGCAGTGATTACGAGTTCGATTATGAATATCAGGAATGGGGCAACGGATTTGATGCCGCAGACACCGTTCTCGAAGAGGGAGAGACTGGCATTTACGCCGCACTCTCTGATGCAGAGAGCGTAGCCAGTAACCTGTCTGGAAAGGTCACGACTCTTCGTGGTCAGTACCAGATGGTTATGGGCGTCTCCGGCGCACAGCCGAACATCAACTCCAGCGAGTCCCCGCCTGACGCACAGTACGACCCAGCTACTTACAGTGACGCAATCGACGACGATTCGTACTTCCTCGTAGCTCCGGCTCGTACTCAGGACAGCGAGAAGACGATTGTAGCTGGTGTGGCTGGCCTCATGGCTGGTCACGCTATCGACAATCCGATTTACAACGACGTACTATCCGGCTTCCTCGACCTTGAGCAGAAGTTGCTCAAGTCTGAGGCAGACGACTTCCGTGACGAACAGGTTATCCCTATTCGTCAGCAGGGGTCCATCCGGGTCAAGGACAACCGTTCCACGTCCAGTTCGACGGACTGGGAGCGCGACTTCTGGCGTCGTCGGATTGTTGACAGAGTTATCTTGCTGGCCAAGCAGGTTGGTGATTCCACAATTGGTCGAATTAACGACGAACGTACACGCAACATTGCTGAGACGCAGTTGTTCTCAGAGATTGCAGAGCTTGTCAACGACCGTCTCCTGAAACCGAACGACGACGAGGAGACAAACTGGTTCGTTGACGTGTACGAAGACTCGACAAACTCTGACCAAGTGAATATCGACGTAGGAATTACGCCGTATGGAATCGCCAAGCGGATTGACGAATCCATTACAATCAACACATAGAATTAACAAGGTGATTTAAACTATGCCAACAGGAGAATACGGTCAGAATCGAGACGAGACAGGGCACGATGGCAGTCTTATCGTGAACGGTCAAGATGGTGCGAAAGAAATCGCCATCACCAGCGGCTCTTACGAAGAGTCCGCTGAATGGGCCGAGTCTCGTTTCAACGACTCGTTCCACGCTGAAATCTCACTAACTGGTGTCAGCTTCTCTGGTTCCTTCGAGTTTGACGGTTCCAGCGAAGACCTTCGTGACGCCCTCTATCAGAGTGCGAGTGACGGGACTTACCAGATTCCCGTCTCTCCGACAAACGTTGAGATTCAGTTTAACGAAGAAGTAGATAACGGCAGTGGAGGTACGACAACTCGAACCCTCATCTTCAAGAACGTCGGTATCGAGACTCGCTCTCGTGACATTCCGGCTGACGATATGACGAGTACGAGCTACGACTTCGTTGCCGAGCGAATGTACAAGCAAACAAGTAGCGGATAAGCGATAGCTAATCGCTTTCAATAAATATAGCATTTTCGTGTAACAACGGGTGAATATTTATGGCACAAAAAGAAGAAGCAGAAGAATTTTACGAGCGCGTACTTGGCGGTAGTGACTACAGTAAGACAATTACCCTCGAACACAACAGCGGCGCTGAACTGGAAGACGTTCAGATGACGGCTGTGAGTAAGGGCGATATTGGTGATGCAGTTAGCGATATGCCCGACGAGATGTTCGAGGCCGCAGAAGACGAAGACGTTAGCGCAGAAGAAGCACAGGAGCTTGCAGAAGAGCAGGCTTCCGGTGGCGCTGGCGCTATTAACAAGCAGGTTGTTCAAGGCTTCGAGGAACTCTGTAACAAGTCTCTTGAGCATCCACAACTGTCCCCATCTCAGATGGAGCAGATTGTAGGAGAACTTAACTTCGAAACTCTCTTCGAACTTGGTAGTGAAATCCTTTCGGTTTCCATCGAAGAGAGTGGTGATGTTCAAGGTTTTCGAGAACAGAGTTAGGACAAGCCCTACATTACGCTGTCAAGTATGGGCATCCCTTCTCTGTTACAGAGTATGCGTGCGATTGCTTTAACAGTGACGCACCACCGAACGAGGAATGTCCACACCCCAAGCGTAAGCGCAGAGCGTATGCTGACGACTTAACTGACGGTCAGTTAAAGTTCCTGTTCTACGGAAAGCAGGAGCGTGAACGCATCAAGAAACAAAAGGCAGAGGAAGCGAAGCAGAACCAATCCGGGCCGGGTCCATCTGGCCCATCTCGTGGACATAATATCTAATCTATTATGGCTGATAAGACCCTCAGCGCCCACTTTTCTGTAACTGAGAACGTTACGGATAAGTTGGAAGAGATTCAGGACGAATTGGAAGAAACTGCCGCCAAGGCGACAGGAACAGCGACGGCTCTGGAAGGAGTTGACGCCGCCGCAAACGACCTTGACGACAGCACGACTGACTTAAATAATTCTACTGATGGTCTTGCTGAGGGTGTTGAAGAAGCCAAGCAACTATTCGGAGAAACATCTGAAGAGATGGATAGCGTCAAGAACTCGATGGACGACGCTAAGGAAAGTCTCGATGATGTTAGTCACGCGACAAACGACGTTAATAGCAATATTGACGACTTCGAGATTAATGACGTTGCTGACTCGATGCAGTCTCTTGACGAGTCTGCGCAACGCTTCACAGAGACAGCAGGCGAGAGCGAAGGCGGGTTCGACAATCTAAAAGAATCTGTCGATAGCACGAAGTATTCTGTCTCTCAAACCACAGAAGAGCTTGGCGGGGCGCGTGATGAATTGTCCAACACAGCAGGTGTCTCGGACGAAGCCGCTGAGTCAATGAGTGACGCGAGTAAGTCACTCGACGGTATGAACAACGACCTCTCTCGTGCAAAGTCTCAGATGCACGACTTCGAGAGAGGTGCTGAAGGATTGATGGAAGCTGGAGACGGTGTTGGTGAATCGGTAGAGTATGTCGGTAGAACTACTGGTGACGACCTCGTTGACCCAATTCAAGAAGCACAAGAAAGTGTTCAAGAGCTTGATAATACTTTTGACGACAGCGAAACCAACGCTTTCGACTTCCAGAGACGGCTTGCTGGTGTCGGTGATGTAGGAGACGGAGTTCGTGAAAAGGTCAGTGGCCTCGAAGACGACATGGAAGAGTTTGCGGGCCGTGACTTTGAAGGAATTTCTGGACCGCTTACCGAACGTGACCCAATTGAAGATGTAGAAGATACAGGTGATGGTCGCCGTTTCTCATTCGCTGAAGGCTTTGACGGAGAAGTTTTCGAAGCAATGGACGACTTCGACGCAAAGCCGACAGAAAGTGTATCTGATAATCTACAGGAAGCCAGTAACAGCGCCGAAAAGCTGAAAAGCGAAATGCAGGACTTGGACCAAGCTGGCGCTGACGCAATGTTCGGTGACATTAAGCAACAGATTCAAGAGGCATCCGACGCCGCTGATAATGTCACCGAGAGAAAGCAAAGTCCCTTCCAGATGCGTGACGTAGGTGACGCAATGGAGCGCCTCGACCAGTTGAAGGAGATGAAGGCCGTCAACACGGAACTCGGTCAGGTATCTCGTACAACGGCGCGAGGCGTCTCTGAGGAGGGCACAGAGATGGCGAATGCTATCCGAGACGCAAAGGGCCTCGAAGAAGCAAAAGACGCCACACGGAACGCTAACGTCCAGCTTGCCCGTAGTGCAAGTCGAACCGCCGGTCAAATTGCAGAAGAGAGCGAAACGTTCTTGGATGCAAAGGCTGGTGCAAAGAGCGCCGGTCAAACGCTCGATAATCTTGCTGGAGAAGAGACAGAACTTGCGCGAATGGCGAAAGCCGCTAACAACGTGCTTGACGACCAGCAGATGGAGAGTTTCGAGACTGCCGCCGCCGCAATGACTGCGGCAGAGGCAACTGACGAGTTTGACCAAGAACTGAAGAAGATTTCCGCAAGTGCGCAGGTCGCTCAAGGTCGTATTGACGAAGTTGGTGACGAGATGCGTGGTGCTGGCCGAGACGGTCTTGCCGCTTCGCTTAACCTTGGTCCGTTCAACTTCGCATTGAGTAGCATTGCCGTTCAGCTACCTGCAATTATCACACTGCTTGGTGGCCTGAGTGCTTCGCTCCTTGGTGTAGCTACCGCCGCCCTCATCGCCGCTGGAGCTATGGGCGCAATTTTCGCTGGCGGGGTTATGGCACTACAGGAGCAGGGAATGAGCCTTCAGGATATGATGAAGCAATTCAAGGAAGACCTGAAGGGTGCAATGGAGCCACTCGTTAACGAGCAATCGCTCAATATGCTACGCCGCTTCTTGGACGGTATTGTGCGTGCCGTCAGCGGCTTCGCTCAAGCGATTGCCAGTATGCAGGACGTATTTAGTGGCTTCCAAGCCGCCATCGGTGGTGCTTTCTTCGACAACTTCCCGGCGCTACTCGCAAATATCGAACTACTGATTCGAGACTTGCTTCCGTTCGTAGAAGACTTCTTCGTGTGGTTCTTCGAAAAGCTACCGAAGGCGCTTAACTTCTTCAGGAAACAAGGGAACCGCATCATGCCAGTTATCGCAGATGTGAGTAACAACATCGTCAACTTCCTCTCCGCTTTCTCGGAGTTCGGTGTGACGATTCTGAAAGGCATCCTGCCTGCTATTGGTGCATTCCTGAGCGTCTTGACGGATATTATTCAGGTTGTCAACGCTCTGCCAGAAGGTATCGCGTCTAACATTATTAAGGTCGCGGCGTTCGTGTTCATTCTGAAGGAAGCAGTTGACTGGGGTTCAGAGCTTGCCGATAAGCTCCTGAGCATGGTTGACAGCACTGCTGAACTTGGAAGTAACTTCGCGCAACTCGCAAAAGAAATTGCCGGTGCTGGTACTAACATGGAAGAGCTTAACGATGCGTTCCAGAACTTCCAAGAGAACAGAGTTGCTTCACAGGTCTTAACCTCTGAAGAGGCCTCCCAACTGTCGCCTGAACAACGTCAAGCCGTTGTAAACGAGGCAATGGATAACGGACGACAGGGTGGCACTCTTGGAAAGGTTGCCAGTGCTGGTAGCACATTGACTACGGCAAGCTTCCTGAGTGGAACTGCTGGTGGTCCAACGCTATCTACTGTTGGACGAAGCGCGGCAGGAAGAGTAGCTGGAAGTGGTGGAGTAACCGGACGTGCCGCTGGCGCAGTTGCGTCAAGGGCTGGTGGCTCTGCCGCCGCAAGTGCCGCTGGAGGAAGCACTGGAATCCTCGGAACACTGGCTGGTCTTCTGCCAACACTCAGCAGTGTGACTACTGCTCTATCAAGCCTTGGGACGACACTGGCTGGAATGTCGGGTACGATTGCACTACTTGCTTCGTACACGAACCCAGTAACAGCCGCAATTGCGACGATTGTGATTGCCCTTGGTGCATTGCTTGCGCTATTCACGAGCCTCGATGTTATCATGCAAGCAATCACTGGAACAATTGCGTGGGCTGGTAATGTCATTATGGCAATTCTTGGACCAGCGTTCAACCTACTCCTTGAATTGCTCGACTTAATACTTGCGCCAGTGTACGCTGTTGCTGACGGTATCAAAGCTGTACTTGCAACATTTAGTCCACTTATTGGAATATTACAATTCTTCGGCGCTGTGATTATGGGCATTGCCAAGGCAATTGGATGGGTGATTGACATGGCGGCAGGTGTGATAGACTTCTTCGCTGGAATCGTCTACACACTCGTTCGGCTACCATTCGACCTGATTGCTTGGGCACTTAATGCAGTCTTCAAGATTATTGGTGCCTTAATCGACGCTGTTGTTAACCTACAGGCAGTCCAAGAAGCAATCGCTTTCGTGATTAATCTAATCGACTGGTTCGTAAAGGTTATGGAGCGTGGATGGTATCGTCTTGTCCAAGGCTTTGAAGACCTCATCAACAGCTTCATTGGAATCATCAACGAAGGAATTAGTTTGCTTAATTCACTTATTCCGGGTGTTAATCCACTCGGCAAGATTGGAAAAGTGGACTTCCAAAGCGGTGAATCTGGCGCAGACGTTATTACCGGAGGAGATGCTGAAGACGGTATGGAAGAAGAAGAGAAGACTGTTACGCAGAATTACATCGAGAACCACCAGTACGACTTGAGTGGTTCCGAGTTCAACATGAAGCCTGAGGAGAAGGCTCGTGTCAAGGGCCTCATTCAAGAGGCTATCAGGGAAGCTAATCAGGAACGCCGTATGCAAGACGGAGGTGTATAAATTATGGCATTTGGAGACGACAGACCACACGTTGTTATTGACACACCCGGAGAAGATGACGAAGAACTTCAAGAGCTATTCGTTTCTAATGAAGATTTAAACTTCGATGTAAGTCTTGAAGACGTGTTCTTGGAACTTGATTACTCACAGCCGAACATCGCTGTTGATACATCAGCTCGTTACGTAACTCACGACGTTGTTGGTGATGTTACCGTGAGGCAGAAGCTCGGTGAATCACCGGACGAAATAAGCGTTGATGGGCATTGTACAGAAGAGGAAGCTGACAAGATAGACCAATTGAAGGATTACCCATATATAGAGTTTATCAGCAACCGTTGGATTGGTTTTGCACAAGTTGCATCTACAAACACGAGTCCACACTCTGAAGGTGGGACACAACGCGGTGATGGTAGTTGGATACACACTTTCACAATCGAGCTTGTTGAGGTGACAGAAATATGACTATTGTATCTGACAAAGTTGAAGCCCGTGTGAATATTGACGGCGTGGAATACGAATTGATTGAAATGACTTCTGATATTAACCGATATACGGAAGTTGACAAAGTATCTCCTGTCGTCGTTGACAGAGACTTTGAAGATGAGCCAAGTCATAACGACCGAGCCAGAGTATGGGTCAATGATGAAAAGTTGTTTGAAGGGTGGGTCAATCAGGTCAAGTACAAAGAAGACGGTTCCTTCGAACTGATGCTACTCAACGACCTGTTCTACACGAAGAATAGAACAGTGACACTCTCTATTACGGACGAGCAGACACCACTCTCTGAGGTCGTTAGAACGGTCTGCGAGGATGTTGATGTAGATTACAATGTGAACCTTACATGGGAGACACAGGACGACGACGGAAACGCTGTAGACTTCAACATCCAAATTGAAGAGACGGAGACACAAGCCGCAAAAGTATTGGACAAACTTGCAAAAAAGTCTAATTCAGACTGGTGGTTTGACAACGATAATGTCCTTCAGTTTGGTCTACCAGACAGCCAACTTCACGAAGTGCAATACATCATCAACTCTGACGCCGCTGACAAGTTGCCACCGTATCGCGGAGTTGTCGTCGTTGGCGACAGTTCCGTTTCAGAATTTGGATGGGAAGCTTCCAAACTCAAGTCAGAGTTCCCGCTAATCGCTGAAGTTGGTATCGTATTTGACGAAGAAAGGGGAGAATGGTTCTTTGTTGATGAGGCGCAGGAGCCGAGCTTCACGTTGAAAGACAAGCAAATTAGGACGAAGACAGAAGCAGAATTTGCCGCAAACAAGCTGGCAGAGGAGCTTCTGAAGCAAGTGAAAAGTGGAAAGGTAGAGTTTGTTGCAACGCAACGCAACAACGACGCAGAAATTGACGCCCTCGATGTAATTGAAGTTCCTGAAGCATTCGGAGGAGAGCGATACTTCGTCGGACGTGTTAATCACGACATCAGTTCATCTGACGGATACACGATTACCTGTGAATGTGAGGGACTTGTTCCGGGGAGATACGGCGTTGACAGAATCACGGTGGAGGTGTGATTACACATGGAATTTGACAGAACAGAATCGAGCTACGTCGAAAACAAAATCGAAAGCCTTAACCTGAAGCTACAGATTGGCCGAGTGGTTAAAGTTTTCGAACACACTGAAGTTGACGATAACAGTAACTTCGAAGCGAACGTTATTCTCCGAGACGAGGAGAAGGAACGCCGTGGTGTACCAGTTATGACGGCTCGGAAGGGAGAAATAGCACCTCCAGAAATGGGTGATAAGGTGGTTGTTGGTTTCCTCGACAGTGCAAGTGAGTCGCCAATAATCATTGGCAATATTTACGACGTAGCTACTCGACCACCCCTTGGTCGAGCAGGAATGTATCGACTAAAGCGTGGGAACCTCTACTTAGAGGCTCACGAGGATGGGGACTGGATGCGTATGTCCCACAAGGATGAAGACGATGGCACACCAAATGCAAAAGTTGAAATACAGAATAATGGGGAAGTAGTAATAACTGGCGATACTCGCGTTCGTATAAAGGACTCTGAGCAAATCATTCAGCTAACCCAGTCGGCAGACCTTGCTGAAGGAGGAGCAAATGAGTTTGATTACAACCAAGATACGTGGACAGTCGTTCCGTGGGATACTGAAGCAAGTATTACTGACCCATCGTACAATTATGGAGGAGAATATATAGAAATTGATGAAGCTGGAACATACGAGGTCTATGCTAATATTTATTATCAGGCACCCGGACAAAGCAATAGGCTCTCTGTGACAATGAGATTTACAAAGAATGGAAATCCACTTAACGGATATGCAGGAAACGGTTTCATCAGTGGTCAGAGTAATCACACACAATCGTCTACTAATCACAAACAAGTTTATGAATTTGAACAGGGTGACAGAATCCGTGTGGAAACCCAACGAGAGGGTGCAACTGGTGAACTACACCCAGTGGCAAATCAAGGGCTGTTCCAGATTCAACGGCTACAGAGGTAATAAAATATGACAAGTGAAGAAGAAGCATTTGGGAGCGGTATCGAACTCACCCAAGACCTCGACCTTGCTATCGACAATACGGGCGATATTGGTTTCGAGTCTGGAATTGACGAGCTTGGAAAAGACCTCGCGTTTCAGACGAAGAGGCGACTCAACGTGAGAATTGGACACAAGATTACAAACACAGAAAAAGAGATTACAAAACTGAAAGCTACTCGCATCATTCAAGAGGATGCACGGATTTCAAGCGTCGAAGATGTAGAAGTCGGACAGACTGGCGAAGATATTCTTACACTCGACGTTGACATTGTTGCAGATGATGGGACGAACTACAGCTTTGTAATCCCAGTAGGTGAAGAATAATGACAGCAATCAATCCACGCACGACAGACGAAGTTTACGAGTCTCTGAAGAGTAATCTAAAGGGTAAGATTAATAAGCTTACCAACTTCGCTGAAAACTCGTTCAACTTTGTCTGGACGCAAGCATTTGCAGAAGAACAGCACGAGGAAGAGGTAGCCGCGCTTGCAGTCCAACTTTCTGGTTGGGCTGAGTACGCTGGTAAGGAAATTACCCAAGAAGACCTTGACGAACTGGGTATCACTGGAGCGACACCTGAAGAGGTAAACGAGTACATTAATGAAGACCACCTCGATGAACTCGGTAAGTTGATGGGTGTCACTCGTGACCCCGGTGAAAAGGCAATCGGTGAAGTGGAGATTACGACAAACTCTGCTGTCACGATTGACGAAGGAACAAAGTTTGGTACACAGCCCGGCTCTGAGGGAGATTTCCGAAGCTTCTTCACAACTGAGACAGTTAACGCAGGCAGTGCAACGACAGTAACAGCATCCATTCAGGCCGAATCTGTTGGCGACGAATACAACGTCGGTGCTGGAACAATCACGTATATGCCAAATCCACCAGTCGGTGTGGACAGTGTGACTAATCCGAGCGGAACAACTGGTGGTACTGACATCCAGAGTAACGATGGTCTTCGCCAAGACATTCAGAACGCCGTTATTGAAAGCTCTGGTGGAGGTACAAAGACTGGCGTTGAGTCATACATCGAAGACAATACAGAAGCAATCGACGTTATTGTGCAAGAGAAGTTCACTGGCGACAGCGAACACGGCAACTACCCACACGGTGACGTAGTTGTGCTTGGTGGGACTGACCAAGAGGTTCAGGATGCCATCGACTTCTCACATCCGAGCGCCGTCGAACACATCCTCATTAGGCCGACACAGTTCGGTATCAACGTCGATGCTGACGTAGAAGGCACCGACATTAACACGACGGCTGTTGAGGATGATATTGCCGAATACTTCGACCAGCTTCTCCTCGGAGACGACGTTATCAGGGACAAGATTATTCAAACTATCATGAACGCCGACCCTGATATTGATAACATCACGCCAGCAGACGCGCCGTTTATCTCCATTAACAAAGAAGGACACACCTTCACTGGAGAAACCGTTGACGACTTCGAGGATAACGACATAACTGTTGCAGATAGTGACTGGTCTGGTTGGAACGGAGACACGGGCGCTCTAACGGCTGTGAGTAGCGGTGTAATCTCTGGAAGCTACAGTGGTCAGCTCGCCTCTTCAAATGCGAGCAACACTATCTCAGCTACTCGCTCTTCGACAACAGATAGCACCTCTTACAGAACGACACTCAACATCGACTCACAGACCGGCAATTCAGGTGACGCAGTTCGTATAGAACTGCTATCCGGTGGTACAACATTCGGATACCTTGAATTTGACGGTGCCGGTAACGTCGATTGGTTCAATGGTGCTGACAACAATATTACAACTTGGACAGCAGGAACAGAGTATCAGCCGAAGTTCGAGTTTGACTACACGAACGACGAGGTGACGGTCACTGTCGGTGGAAACTCTGGCACGTTCGCACTACAAAACAGTGTGTCAGACTTCGATGAAATCAACATCTCGAACATCACAACTGCCTCTGCTGGCTCTGTGAACGTGACCTTTGACGACGTTGAACACTACGACTTGGTGTACGTTCTCGATAAAGGTGAATACATGGAGCAAGATAATGCGATTACCGCCGTCGAAGACGACAGCGGTGACACGTACACTGAGGGAACTGACTTCACAGAGTTCAACAGTGATGGTGACACGGAAACTGAAGCAATCAAGTGGCTGAACGGTGGTAGTTCACCTGACGTTGGTGAAGGATTCGCTGTGACGTACAGGATTGACGAAGACATTCCGATTGACATTACAGAAGTCGCTAACGCCGGTAACATCACGGTACAGGTGGTATAAATGTTGGACTTAGGTGAACTCATCGAGAATTTCCCTTACGTTATTCCACGGGACCCGGCCAGTGTGATTAAGCGGTACATTGACGCACACGACGACGAAATCGAAACGTTCGAAGACAAGCTCGATGAGGTGATGGACAGCCACCAGATTGACAATGCTACTGGTGATGAACTTGACGAAATAGGCAAAATCTTCGGCAGACTCGGTAAGCGAGAAGGTCGTGACGACCAAGACTACCGAATTTACCTGAAGAC